ACGTGGAGGCGATAGATCAGCAGGAGAATGGAACATCTGATTGATTCTGGCTACATCGTTTTCCACGCTTCTGTTGTCAGCCCAGCCATCAATCATTATCGACACGTCCATCGTGTACGGATCGTTACCCGTCCACTGAACCATTGAGGTTCTACGAGGACGTTCGATAGTATTCCATTTTGCCCCACCGCCGGTAATCTGTGGAGGCGATTCTCCACGCATGACCATCACTTGTGGGCCAGTTGGCAGAGAGCGGAAGATGTAGTATCTACTAGCGTCTAGCGGCATAGTCTTGGTTTGCCCTTGCTACGGCAGCCGCAATCTCTTTGCGATCTACCATGACGTGTACGTGGATAGGTCTATCAGTTGCACGATCCCATTGTGACTGACCCACAGGAGTCACCCTTTCTCCACCATGCGCCATAATCAACTGAGGCGATCCGATAGGCCCAGCAACGGTGCCTCCCATTTGGTGCCAAGGCATCCTTCTACGGATAAGCATTCCACCAAGGCTCCACTTGAAGCCTGTTCCTATAGCTGCACCAACGTCCTGCCCGAAGTGTTTTGGATTCAGCGCATAGCCCCAGCTTTTACGTGAACCAATTTTATCTCCACCAGCACCGGGTACTTTAGTTGGGCCACCGTGATGCCACATACCCGTTAGCTGTTTCCAATACTTGATGAGCAACAAAACCGCTCCCAAAGCTACGCCAATCGGGCCAAACGCTAGAGCCAATTCGACAGCTACAACTGGTGCGAATTTGATGATGAATCTGAAGAAGCTGTTTACCAGATCGTGGAACTTTTTCCATTTGAAGTAAAGAATCACCGCAGCTACGGTAAGCACAATGACAGCGGCAAGAAGTATTGCCCATGGATTCTCCAAGAACGCAATCAGTTGTGCTCTTCCAAACGCCAACACCGCATCTCTCGCGTACCAGTATCTCAGAGTGAGAGCTTCCACGTCAAAAATCTGAGCCTTGATTAGCCAGTTCGTGAATATGAGCAATTTGCCGAGTGGCATCACTGAGAACTTGAATATGTCCATAGCCAGCCCGAGCGCGATGACTCTACCCGCATTAATTAGCCATAGGGTAGACAAGATACCGAGATACCAGGCGATGATCTTCAACATCGGAATGTTGATACCCAGAACATTGCCGAACTGTTCGATTTTTCCGATTACAAGTCCGAGTATCTTAGCAACCAGCACCAAACCACCCGCTGTAACTTTCAGATAGGTGGAAAACAGGACAAACAAATTCATGACGGTGTGCGCCTTGGGAGACAATACCTTGTCGAACGCCTGTGCGATCCTAGTAAACGTGACAGGCTCGTTACGATTGTAGAACGTTCTGTATAGCTGTACGTTGACATCATGGAATATCTTGGTTAAGCCGAAAAACATGCCTCTCTCGCCACCACCGGCAGCCTGAGATACGAGGTCTTTGAACGTTGTCAGTGAACCGAACAACGTTTGGTTAGCCTGTTTGATTGCTGCTCCTGCGAATCCAGGAGTAGTCCTGATGTATTGTTGAAGTGCTTTCAACACCTGGACAGATGAGATACCGGAAGCACTCATGTTCCGCATCTGATCGTCGGTCAGACCAAGTTCTTTGTGCAGGGCTGCATAGATAGGCAGACCATCTCTCGCTAGCTGGAGAATCGTCTGACCAGTCGGTCTACCGAGATACATCATGTGCTGCAATGCCACCGAAACACGGTTCAATGCACCAGGCGTCACCTTACCAGCATACGACAGAGCGTTCATCATCATCATCATGGTGTCGTTCGCGTCTTTTGCTGTAAGACCCGCACCATGGAACGCAGCAAACAATTGTCGGAATGCGATGGTTGTATCTTTAAACGTGAACGGCGTAAGAGCAGCGATGCGGAAGAGTTGATTCAGTTCACCCTGTAGAGCAGGTAGATCATTCTTGTACACAGGAGCCAATGCAACTCTGGCTTGTTGCATGGCTGATTCGTACGAGAATCCCATCTTAATCACCGCCGCTGCCATACCACCAGCAGCAATCGTGCCATAAAACATAAAGCGTCTTGCGGTGAACAAGCCCTGATTCATCAGCCACGATCTTTCTGTGACTCCCTTCATAGCCTTGTCAAGCGCCTTCGTATCTCTACTCATGGTTCTAGTAGCTAGGCCAGCTTTAATCATCTGCGCCTCGTACTGAGGCCCGCCCAGCATATAGAGCCTGACTAGGATATTCTGAGTACCAGTTAAACCTGGCATCTACTCACTCTCACTTGAACAGTTTTCCCACTTGATTGGCGATATTCACGGCAAGACTATGATCCAGCTTCTGCCTATATTCACCGACTTTCTGTCCTACCACCAACATGAGTGTTCTCTCGAATCCATCTGTTGTTGTGAGAAACCTCATCGGATCGAGTCCAAGAGCACCCAACTGTCCAGCTATTTTGAGGCTCTCCTGATTCATTCCCCCAACTGCCACAACTCCGAGTCTAGATCAGCTTTCGTGTTTTGTAGCCATCGCTGTAGACGCTCGGAATGTGCGACAATCGCCATTTCGTTACCACCAAAGAGTTTCTTCAACTGAGCACGTGCGTTGAGAACCTCTCCGTTTCCGCCCATCATATCGTTCAGACGTGAATCACCGAAGTCCATAGGAATCCCAGAGCTATCAGGGTCAAGCAGGACAGGCTCTTCCACGCCTTCTGGCTGGACATACATTCCATCACACAACGCGATCATCGAATCCATAGCGATAATCAGGTTGCGCGAGTAGGTATCCTTCACTTCACGCATAGCCTTAGCAGCGATGTTGGCGATCTCTTTACCGTGCTCAGGCATGTGATACTGGATTTGCAGGCCAATCCGCTCATACCCCTTCATGGGGATAAGAACAGTTTGCGCCTCTTGCAGCTCTCTAAGCTCTTCCCTGAAAACATCGACGATCGCAAAATCGCCCCCCGCATTAAAACCCTGCACAGGTGGTGTCTCGTCGGTTTCCAAGTGTTGTCCTAGAGCCTCATCATCACCGTGCGGCTCTTCACCATATTCATCCACGACTCTCTCCTTTCGTGGTTAGTCCTTGATACATGTGTAGATTGTTGTCTGTCCACCAGGATGGTTGATTACTAGAGCACCAAACGTAGAACCTGCAATACACGATTCTGCGCCAGGTGAACCTGCTGGCCCTGGATCGCCTTTTGGCCCGGGTGGGCCTGCTGGGCCTGCTGGCCCTGTTGCTCCATTTCCTACGTTGACTGTAACTGTCTTGGTTGGAGTTTGTGAACCGATACCGATTGCTCCGGCAGCGAAGAATCCTGTGACTCCTGCCAGAGCTAAGGCAGTACCGATAAACACAAACGGGTTACTGAGGATCTTTTTCACGTTGCACCTTCATTCCTTCTCGGAAGGCTTCAAATCGTCTTTTACAGTCATCCTCCCCACGCTTGATTAGGAGTCGTATTCCGAGATACGCAGTACCACCACTTGTGACTCCTGCAAGAACTGCTCCAGCCGCTTGGAGTTGCTCATGCGTCAGCGTCACTACTTCGCCTGCGGAGCACCATCCACCGTGATTTCCACTTCGACCAGAGCAGCAGATGTTGCTTCCGAATCTACATCAGGAACGAGGACTCTCTTGAGTTTACCCGTCCAGTAGACAGTCTTGCCAACTCCGTTACCATCCAGATCCATCGGACGCTGAGAGACTGTGCAACTGATTTTGCCCACTCCATTTAGCAGAGTGTTGATTCTCTCGTTATCGTCGATGCGATCATACAACCGCTGAAGCGTGATGTTGCCTGGTGTCTGCCTACCGCCCAGGCTTACAACCTTGTTCATGCCACCAGGATAATACTTCACTTCGTCCGAGTCATACTCGCCGCCGGTTTTCTTGTCCCAAATGCCCCAAGAGTTTCCTGCGACAAGCAGGCGAACCACGAACATATCCTGGCGTACACCATTACTGCGTGGCGGGATTTGTGGAGCAGCCATTTAGTCCTCCTTTCCTATAGCTGCTGGGTGACTTGACGCTTCACGATCTGGATGACAACCTGCTCAGCAAACGGTGCCATCTTGATACGACAAACTGCGTGAAGCTCGTTGTTTGCGATGGTCTGTAGAGTGTTGACAGAAGGGCCGGTGTCCACGGCAAACGCCTGATCCGACGTATCACCGAAGAACTCGCCGTTGTTGTAATGGATCATTAGCTGACCAACCAGTGCATCGTGGAAAGAAGAGATCGTTGTGCCGTTCTGGCCATCAATCTCCATAAACATGAAGTTCTCACCCACGAGATTCAACTCAGCAGCCAGATCCATGTAGAGCCTTGCATTACCGAAGTCAATCCACGAAGGATCACTTGTGGGATTTGTCAGAGAACGCCAGCCGTAGTTGCGTACACCACCATACAGCCTACGGATGACATTCACGCCACCGTTGTTGAGGCTGGTTCTGTTGGTATCCGTCCAGTCAACCTGAGACAGATCGGTTGCGAACAATGCCTGTCCGAGGTTTCCAGCAGCAGGCATGTTCGATCCGTATGACGGATCGTTGCGTGCGATCACTCCTGCAATGAATGCACACGCAGGTACGATTCTAGTCGTCCCCACAGTGATACCAGGAATGACCACCCAGGGCGCAAACGAGGCACCAAACCGACTTGACGAATCTCCGGCGCTTGATAGAAGTGTTGCAACGGTTGCGCTATCTGGAAGGTCAGCAAGATACACTCGACCATTGGTTTCCGCATGTGTCTTGAGTTGTCCATGAGCCACAGCAGACGTTCTTCCCGGCTCGGATACTTGTCCAGGCCCAAGACCGGGCTGAAACAGGGCAAGTGCGTTTGCCCACTCATTATCGGTGATTGAGGCACGCTGGTCGTTACCAGCAGACATTGGAGCAGGAGCAACCACGGCAGGATTGTTAGCACTCGCACCTGCTGTGATCCTGATGTAGTTACTGTATTGACTCCAAGCTACAGCAGCACCCTGGTTAGCCAAGTCACTGGATTGTTCCAGGATCACGTTACTCAGATCGGTAATCTGAATCTGGAACGTACCTGACGCACCACCAGCAACCACACCAACCTTGTAGTTAGCTGACCACGCACCAGGGCCAAGAGCATTAGCAACCAACGAAACCGCTGCACCCGCATCGTTCAGGTTGAGAAGGCCAGATGTTGCAGCAGGCCCAACTACGCGCCCGATGTAAACATTCTGACCACCCTCACGGAAGAAAGTCTCGACAGCATCGTAGAGAACGCTATACGACTGACGTGCACCATACAGGTTCGTGAACTGATCGAGACTCTGGATCTTGGTCGCAACGTTGGAAGGCCCACGATCTGTGGTACCCGCTGCGAACCACGTACCAGTGTCGATAGATACCGAGACTGGTGTAGCCTGTTCTAGCAGGCTAACGACTACTCCAGGTCTACCCGGCATTTCACCCCCTCCTAACTAGTAGTTTCAACAATCGGTTCAGCCTGTGCTGGTGTTTCAACCACAGGCTCGGCATCCGGGATCGAGTTTGCATCCACGAATCTGGATTGTCCCTCTTCACCTAGTGCATCCCAGTCGATCTGAGACAATGTGATGTAATCGCCAGGGCCGACTTGTGGACACGTCCCATCTTCTAGTTCAAAAGTTATTGCGTGGTCACCGACGTACCTGTATTTGTTGCCTGTAGTTTTGCTTCCCTTAGCTGCCATTCATTCCCTCCATGTCAATAATCACGTCCTGAACAGTCGGCCAATCAGGTGGAGCAACGATCGTAGGAGCAGTCGGGCCTTTGTGTTGATCTAGTACATCTTGAATATCAATCGTGAACCAAAGACTCGCGGCTTTATACAACATATGTTGTGCAGGGATTTGTATGTCATCGTAGGTTTCATTGACCCACCTAGTTTGCACCAATCCCGGTATGTTAGTATCGCTTTGCTGTTGAGGCAGGATAGCTCTCGCAGCAGCGCCGTAAGCTTTGACTCTAAGATTAGCCGATTGCTCATCTTTTCCACCAGTAGCCACTCCAACACCGAGTCTCCATATTGCTCTGTATTGTCCCCCTCCCACTCGTGTCGGAGAATCTTGCAGACCTGGAGCAATCACAACAACCTTCGGAATCTTCTCTCCCTGTAATGCGTCGAAGCTGTTGCGATTGGTGTAGTTCTGCGGTGCGGGAAGAATGTTGTGAGATACGTCCATTTGGCGCGCTTGTTCAGCGAGGTATGTGGGAAACCACTTCTTTAGCAGCGCCTCGATAGCTTCCTCAATTTGCGACGCAGAGAGGATTCTACCGAAAACTTCATTAACTACACCTGTCACGGTTCACCCACTCCCGTCCCATGCGAGAACGGACGCAGGATATGAACCTCAAACATAGCCCTCCATCTAGCCTCATCACTAGGCAGAAACTCAAGGAACTGACGTTGAGGAATAGTCCCGTCATTGCGACCATGCTGATGCACGAAAGCCCATGGTCTATCGGTACCATACTCAAGTCCCTCAGGGGTGAAGTTCAGGATTGAGTATTCGTGACCAGGCATCGTCAAGCTGTCAATGAGATCACCAGTCTCAACAAGAATCTGGCTATGACCCTTACGCAAGATCGTACTAGTAGCCAGTCGTTTCCACGATCCCCCACCGCGTCTACCTTCACTAGTGAAGTTCTTGTTGGTAATCTCCATCATGTTGACAGCAATGTCCATCAATACATTTTCGATCTCGTTTGCTAGAGCACCACTCTCTTCCATGTGCTCAGCCACGATTGTAGCGCCTTCCTCCATGACGTAAAACTCCACTACAACTCCATTCCTACAGTGAATGCCCTGTCTGTGGCGTCAACCGGCATGAAATCTAGTTCAGTCAAATCATCAACTGAATCAGGTGTAGTACCACCACCACTACCACCGTTGGTGATGATGATAGTGCCATCCACGATTTGCTGCAACATGGCAATTGCCTGGTCGTACAACCGCTGTGCGAAGTTATTGTTATCAACGATCAGGCTGGTTCGCGCAGATAGTTGGAAATACAGGTAGGCCGCGACTAGCATGGAAGCAATCTCGCGGATGGTGTCAGGCGTAGTATCGGGAGTCGCCCAACTCATCATTGTAGTCTGGTCAACCACGCGACTCAGATACGCTCGGATGATGCGTGCTACCGAGACTTGAATCAGGTCTGTGTTATCTGCCGTAGCCTCGATTACTTCCCCATCAAGGTGAGCATTGACGTCATCGAGATTACACATGATCTCGACGGGCGCTGCATTGAACACAGGATCGGTTTGGACGATATTCCCATCTTCATCCACAAGATCAACTCTATACCAGCCCTGACCAACTGGCAGAGTAGCCTTTTCAGTAGTGAAGTAGATAGGCTCAGGATCGGCAGGATCAAGCGCCAAGACAGCGATGTTCTGCGTATCAATCAGAGTCCACGGCCCAACCTCTGCTGGCCCTTCATTGATTCTTAGGCTATTCCAGTGCTTGTTGTCGTACCGTGGAATTAGCTCGTAATCTTGGAATGACACGATCATTTCAGAATCCTGCCTGTCGTAGTCTTTCTGATTTCACCGCGAGTACGTTTTGTGGCGGAACCAGTCTTTCCTCGCGCAATCCTCCACACCGACTCACCTGGGATTTCACACTCGCCGGTGGTCGGCTTGAAAATCTCTCCTCTTGTCCTACGCATGACTCTCCCAGGTTTAATCGGTATAGGCCAATTCCAGATATAGCTCGCTGTATCGGTTCCTTGCCCAAAATCATTAGCCCACAAGCGAGCATAAATCCCCGTAGACTCGCTAACTCTGATCGTATCGATTAGCGGTAGTCCCACCCTAGTAGTGACTGACTCGACAGTGGCGCCATTCGTGTCTGTTGTGACAGGCAGCCATTGACGTAGAGCTTGCGTTTCCGTGTCATGCCCTATATCACTGTCGATCAAGCCTGCTGTGATTCCTAGCGTGACTTCGACAATACCAACATTCACATCGGTAACAGTGTACGCCATTCCCGTTACTTCCACTGTGCTGCCGTTGGTATCGGAAACCCCGATTAGCGTACCAGTACCAGCTATCTCGAAAGTCCCGCCTGTGAAGTCAGTTGTGTTGAGAGATGCTGCATTCGCTTGGTTCTCGAAGTCAGTCATTACATCAGACTGACTAAACTTGGCATCAGCCCATGCGACCTGATAGACTGAGTACACAACTGTCACATCATCGGAAACCAACATAGTGCTATGAGTATCAACTACATCAGTTCCAAAGGCACTATCGATATTACCGATTTGTGCAGACAGGCTCCCCGCATCAAAACCAGCACAGGTGTCAACCACGAGTGACGCGAAGTATATCGCTGCTGCATCACTTGCTGTAGATGCATCAGTTACCGCAGGTAGGACAGCTTTGAGCGCCGTGTTTTCTGTGACAACTGCGCTATCTGTGACAGTTATGAAACTCTGGACAAAGACGACAGCGTTGTCACTTGCTACGCTTGTGTCAACGTCACTGATTACAGCTTTCGACGTTGTAGTCTCGGTAACTACACCATTCGCGTCTGTATCGCTCCAAACGGTATGCTGGGCAGCATTTACATTCTCGTCAGTCGGCCCATTCGAGTCAGTCGCAACAAGCGACATATTACCGAGAGATGCGGTATCAGTGACTACTCCGTTAACATCGCTCGATGCAACGAACACTCTTGGATTGCTTGCTGTATCAGCGCCACTCCCGGCATCTGTAACAGAGCTGACATTTTTGAGTGTGGCTACATCTGTGACAGTTCCGTTAGCATCGGCTTGCGCGACGAAGAAACCATTTGAGCCGGTATCGACGGCTGATCCAGCATCAGTAACAACCGGCAGATACAGGAAGGCTGCGGCTTCAATAGCTGTGGCCTGATCGGCACTTGTGATCTTGTTGACGATCGAGGCAAACTCAGTGAGCGCGCCATTTGTATCTGTAGCGACAAGAGTGGCGGTTGTTACACTTGCTGTATCCGTCGAGACATTAGCGTCAGTGAGCGTATACCTGGCAACTAGCGTTCCTGTATCTGTTCCCGCTCCTGCATCAGTATCCGTAACCTTAGCGACAACGGTAGCTGTCTCTGTGGCGGTGCCAACATCTGTGACCGTCGGTGCGTATGTGAGGACTCCCGTTTCTGTGCTAGACCCGTTTGCATCCGTCTGTGTGGGAAGGACGGCTTTGAGTACAGTCGCCTCACTAGCCGTACCAACGTCAGACGTAGTGAAAGCGGTAACCTGGACGCTAGCAGTTTCAGTCGTCGGGCCATTCGTGTCGCTAGCGACCTGTGTAAACTTAATAGTGGCAGTTTCCGTAAGTAGCGGAAGCGGCATACCTCCTGTAGCAATCTGGTTGTACGTTTGATAAGAAGATGAGAGTTGGTTGTAAGACGAGAAAGCCTTGGGGAAATCGGCATAAGTCTGGATAGCACCAGGCTCGACCGCTGTGATCTTAGCGACAAGCGATTGGTTCTCAGTTGCGGTACCCGCATCTGTCCCCGATTTGGGGATACCAGCTTGCAACGGCCCTTGGCCGAAGTAAGCCCAACCAAATGCGTTAGTACCGAACATTTATCCTACGCAGGCGGAGGAAGCATTTCGGGTGGAGTACCGACTACAGCTTGTGGTGCCATGATTGTGACAGTACAACTATCTTTACTCAAATCACCACCAACAGCTTGAAGGATAGCTTTGGCCAAATCCTCAGAACTACCAGGAATTTGGTCGTTAGAATTAAGACTGATCGTAGTTGCGACTTGCATTCATTCTCCTTTCAAATACCAATACTGAGCCATTGCAGAGTGTAGTTGTTCGCAGAGCTGGTGTTCTCAAATTCAATTAGTCCCTGGGTGAGACTTGCAGGTAGAGTAGAAATGACACCCGAGTAACCAGCCCAAGTACTACCAGGCCAAGTCTGTGCGAAGAAGCAATAGTGAGCACTTGTCCAAGCAACAGGCAGGGTAACATAGAGAGCGTTGCCACCATGACCAAGAGCACTCATGGTTCCAGACGCTTGCCCACACTGCATACGAGAACCACTAGGCCAACCAGCAGGTTCTTGTGGTACAGGCGTCATACCGCTTTTACGCCATGGCTGCCAGGTACTTGAATCCATCCGACGTACCCACATCGTTTCGCCACCGATTACTCGGTATGCTTGCTGTAGAATCTGGCCTGCATCATATTCCAATACAAACAGATTCCAATAACCACTTTCAGGCGCGTTCGATGCCCCAGGCGCAAGTCGATACCAACCAGGTGCAATGCAAGCATTAAAATCGGTAACCGTATTCGGGATTTGTTGCAGCGTTGATGGCAGATCGGCATAACCAATCGGGTTCCAGATAGCTGCTCCCCCGCTACCCTTGATCCACTGTCCGTTTACAACCGGAGTAGGAATTCCAACGCCGGGTGGCCCAGGCACTCCACCGAGCATCGCCATCCACATCTCAGGTGAGGACGCCGTGTTCTGGTTGATATTGAGTGCGCCGCCGCTCGTCTGATAGACGATGCATTCCAGGTAGTCACCGACTTTCAGATCAACTACAGACACACACTCCTGTCGAATTTCACCACCGCCGGAAGGGACGTACTCCATTCGGTCTGCTTGACGTACACCGTTCACCTGGATCGTAGTCTCACGATAGCCGGTGGCGTTCGATGCCCAGTAGATTTCACAACCAATTGCATACTTGCCTGCTACCTGGCATGTGATCCTGGTCGGAGAACCGCCAGAATACATAGTCCCAACCGAATCAAATCTCAACGTGTTGAACGAAACCAGGGCAATCACACCGCTGGCAATTGACTGAGCAGCGTTGTGAGTGATACGACATGCGGGTTGACTTGGCAGTGGGCCACCAAGCCCAAAGCCCATTGGCACCCAATCAGTCGTAGCGGGATCAGGGATTACAACGCTCATGCGACTCTAATTGGTCTTACTGCCATCCAAGGTTGGACGACATTTGAAGTTCCGGTGGCACCCGGAATGTTGTATTGTGCTTTACAAAGTCCGGCAACAGTTCCCATCGTCCAACGATGTGTCGCCGGAGCCGGGACGCCACTGTTGACATACCATGGAGTGCTCGGATTCGTAAGACTTGGTGTTTTTATTCCCATGCATACCGAATAGGCGTTATCAGTCCCGATATAAGCGTAAGCACAACCCCACTCAATGTCGTAAACACCATCGCGTGGCAATGTCATACTCGGGCCACCAGCGTCGATCCAAGTGGCGTTAGTCGGCTGTGCCGTCGTGCTACCTGCCGTGAATGCATGAGTGCCGCCAGTACACTCCCATTTATATCCGTCACCTGTATGTCCTGCGTTGTATCTGAATCGCCACTGATATGTGGGGTTAGTGGTCGAATCAACGAGGATCGCTTCCTGACCATCGGCTGGTGTGGGTGGCAACGTTGTCCCGTAATTGACGTTCGCGGCTAGTCCTGGTGGGCCTTGCATCCCACCAATGAGAGCCATCGAAAGATCGCAAGAATATTCTGTACCGGCATTGTCACCAGCGTTGATATTGAGTGAACTACCACTATCTTGATAGGCGCGCAATTCAATATAATCGCCTACATTAAGATAGACAATCTCAGGAATACTTATGTAAGGAGGAGACGCCGCAGTGATGGCTACTCCCCCTGACATACCGTTGATAGCCGTGTAACGGGTACCATTGATATGAAGATCAATAATTCGATAAGTACCGCCAGCGATATTGTTAAAGGTTACGTGTCCCGATATAGCGTATGTGCCCGCAACTTGACAAGTCAGTCGCGTCGGGTTGTTGATATTCCAATGCGCTGCTGGGCCACGATCATAACGAACGGTATCCCATGAAATGCTTGTCCAAGTTGAACTTGGAACTGATTGCACCGTGCTGCGGAATACGCGCACAGATGGAGACACAACCAAATTGCCTGGTGCCCAAGGTGTGGGAGCCTTGTTTGTGGGGCGCACACAGATGTACGTGACACCTTGGTAGACAACTACATCGCCATCGTAGTAGTTGCCTGCTGCCCATGCACCCTGGTAGCGTAAGTCCATGCCACCATTCAAATTCCACATCGGCACCCAAGGTGTCGTACCAGGATTAGGCGTACTCATGCGACCCTCATCGGCAACAATCCGATAAACCCGATGCCGTAGTTTGTGGCCATCGTGTTGTTCTGCTGAATTTGCATCTTCAACGTTTCAGCCGCAACCAATGTGACAAGCTGTTTGTAAGCAAGGAATCCACTCCAATAAGCAGTCGATCCACTCATTGAAGGCTGCCCCAAACTTCCCGTTGTTGATGCGAGCACACGACTGTAGGCGGTGTATGCGCCTGCCGCGTTGTTGTTCTGGACGTAACAGTTGGATTCAATTGCATACACACCTGATCGCGGCACAGTCAAACCCGGCCCACTGGTCAAATCCGTCCAAACGCTTGTAGTCGAAAAATTGTTGAGAGCACCTGTAGGCCCGGAAGAATAGATGCTACCACCCACAAACTCCCATTTGTAGGCGCTCGTTGATCCGAGATTGTATCTGAACTGCCACTGGTACGTGGGATTCGTTAGCGAATCTACGAGAATCGCTAGCTGCCCATCTGTGGGAGAGGCAGGTAGTGTTGTGCCGTAGGGGATTGTGAATGGTGCTGCTGGTGGTGATACGCCACCGGGCCATGCGGTTGGTGCTGCACTTGTGGGAGAAGTGCAGAGATAGGCAATGCCGTTGTACACCACGATATCGCCATCTGAGTAGCTCCCTGCTGCCCAATCACCGTTGTAGATTGCGATATTCTCGATATCTGTGATGACCTTGGTGGTGATGGTTGCAGCGATTTGATCTGTGGCTATCACTGTGCGGGCAGTTGAACCTTCCTGCGCTCTCGTGATAGTCAGCGTATCTGTGGCGATCGCAGTACAACGCACAATCTCAGCATTTGTTGTGAGTGGATTTACACCGATAGGCCACACAGTAGCGTTGAATGGTGGAGTCGGGAACTTCGCTCCATCTCCAGCAGCCACTACTAAACTAGTACCACTCACACCAGGGCTAGGCGGAGTAGCTATCGTGGAATACGCGAAATTCTTGTGTGCGTCACGTTGGGTCATTAGTTCACGTGATGTTCACTCGGATCGTGTGGAACTTTCCAAATCGTTATTTTTCTGCGAGAACCCGGAGGCGGTGTATGCACCACTTCCCAGCGTATATCGAACAGAGGTACAGGATCAGTAATATCCAAGGAGATGCTTCCAGCTTGGTCAACAATCCTGCAAAAGTATTCTCTGATCTGGTCATCTAGAACTGACCCAGGAGACAAGTCTGCAAACAGTTGCTCGATTTCACGTTCGGGTGTCCAGATCCTACGTAAAGCCTCAATCGGTGACTTCAACATATTCCGATGCAAGCTCTTCGTCCGAGATTCCGAATGGCTCTCTCGTGAAATCGCTGCTCTCAGCGTAGTAATGTCCTGGTAAGACCACCACCCCATTGGAGAGTACAATCGGAGATTCAGAATCGTTTTGGAGGACTTCGATTGCTGGAGGATCTGGGACGTCGGCAACCGCATGTTCATGGTCATGCCTGATCCTATCGAGGTAATCCTCGTGATGTTTCTTCATATCTTCACGGATCTGCATGGCAATCAACAAATCCGCCTTACGCTGATATTTAGCCATATTGCCCCTTACAATACTCGCAGGATCTTGTTGACAATGATCGTTGGAGACATGTTTAGGTGAGCACCACCACCACCCTCAGCGAACACCTGATGAGTGTGGTTGGCACTCATGCCACCTGTAGAGAAGCCGTGAGAGTGGTCGGCAGACTCAGTACCCATACCTGCGTTGTTGTTGATGAAGTGGTTGACACCGTTGTAGTCTGACCACTGAGTATCCGAGCCGAACGCATACGTTAGTGCATTTAGCGCGTGAGTGTGAGCTGCACTACGACCGCCAGTAGTTCCACTGTGAGAATGGTCAGCGGAGACGGTATTGGTAGCGCCAGTATGTGAATGAGATGGGATTTGTGCTGTAGCTAGCGTGACGCCTTCAGCTCCAACAGCAGCCCCAAGCACAGTTCCAGCTGTACCAGAAATAGCTGCCGTGATTCTATTAGCTGCCGTTCCTCCCATATCGTCTTTACCAGCAGAGACTCGACCTCGTTTATCTGCGATATTGAAAGTGGTTGATCCGTCTCCTGAGCCATGCGGATAACTCGCTGCACTAGCCAAAGCAGCGAGTGCTGCGTATGTTGTTCTGCTGATTGCTTGTCCGTATTGCAAGAGTGCCCAGCTTGGGATGGATGCTGCTCCATAGTCCCACTCCAAAGACGCGCCAATAGGGACAGCAGGTACTTTACTGTCCACATCTGACGCAAGGTTCTGGATATCAGTTGCTACATTCGGTGGATCTGTACCAACTGGATATCTCAGACCATAGTTTGTAGTCGTCCCCGGCATCTCTCTCCTAAGTTGCGCGAGGGAGGTCGGCTACGGCAGCTTAGTTTTACGACCTCCCTCGCAACTTACGAGAACGTTATCTGAGCTGTCAAAGTCCACGTCCCCGATGCCTTTGTTCCGAGCGCAGCTACCTTACGGTTGAGGTTAGTGGTTCCATTAAGGAACCCCGCACCTGACGCAGTAGTTGCACTAGCAGCAATCGTCCATTCCGCCCAAGCATAGTTAGCCTCGGACGTAGCGAAATCAGACTGGAACGATACAGTCTGGTTCGATCTAGAAGGATAGGTTGCATTCATCGCTTTGTAGAAGCGGTTGGATGCAGCCTGTAGTTCCACCTGTGTCGCAGCTTCCGCCGTATTGGAGTCTCCGACACCTGTGTAGGCGTTTGCATTTGACCATGGGTTTGTGGCTACCTGATTACTCACCACAGTTGCAATCATGGTCATATCTTGCAAACGTTGGATGCCCTCGTTCAGCAGAAGATTCCCAGCGATTTCAACAGCTTCCTCGGGAGGGCCGACTAGCTCCCTAAGCATCATTGACGAGATACCCTCGTCAATAGACATAAATCTGGGAACGTAAAAAACGGCCCCTGGTTCCAAACCCCGCACAGGTGTGAGTTCAGCGGGTAGCGCGCGAATATCTAGCCGCTCACACTTACGACGTGCGAAGTTAACGGCATCTTCACTCCACTTCTCACACGTCCAGAGAGTCTTGTGATTAAGCACTGGCATCACCCGACTTTCCCTCGTCGTCAGCTAGTGCATGTTTGTAGTCGAGGTTAGCCATCACTTCGACTTCCTCAGGGACTTCTTCGCCTTCAGCTTCCAGCCGTGCTTTCATCTCTTGTGCATCTAGCACAGCTTTACCGATTGTCGGCATATCAGGAGCAGGAACGATTGCCGACGGATGAATGTCGTCATCTTCCCCACCGAGAGAGCCACTATCCACGAGAGCTTGAATGTTTTCATCTGTCTGTCCAGCAGATTCAAGCTCTTCATCAGTGACAGTATCACCAGGAGCGTAGTCTCTCTCGATGATGGGAAGATGCAGGCGAGTTAATGCCTTGTATACAGCCACAAGGCATCAGCTCTTGCTACTGGATGCTGTCGCCGTCTTGGGGGTGGTACCAGATGACGATGAGCTTGAGCTGCTTTCCGAACTTGCCTCTTCCCCCTCAGCCGCAGCAGCCGCCTTCTTAGACTCGGTATCTGCGGTACCTGTCTCAGCAAACGCGGCCTGCGCAGCCTCGATTTCCTCCTCAGTAGCCTCAGGATCGTTAAGCTTCTGACGGAAGTACTCGGCGGGTGCAACGTCTTTGGGGATATCAGGATATTCCATCTCACGCACAGCGCCAGTAGCAACAAGCTCAGCCCACTGGTCATCCGTAGCGTTGATCTGAACCTGAGTCACCTCATCGCCAACATGAACTGAGTTGACCGTCTGGCCCCACTCATTTCTCTCTGTATCGAAGTTCGTCCATGCATAGAACTTCCCAGCCACTTATCTCACCCCCTTAGAAGGCCGTCGGGCTGAACGCCGTCTGAATCAGATACCCAGCACCAGCAGACACGATCTTGAGATCGTACTTCATCGATACACGAATGATATCTGCCTTGCGAGGCTCTTCACGCCAACGATCCGTAGGCCGCGTTGACCCGTCAGGATACGTCTGCGAGAATGTCTTGCCGAACGTGAACGTATTGAGGCCCAGCGCAGGATCGACAATACCGAGCCACACGTCCTTACCCCAAAAGCTCTGAACGTTGATTGTGGCGTCGATGTTGTTTGCAGCGTTGTACACGGAATCCACGGCAAGGATCGTGCCCTGGAAACCTGTGAGAAGCTGGAATGCGTTGTCCATCGTGAGCGTGAACGTCTTGAAGCGATCAACGACACGCGGGTGGTTCTCGATGTACGACATTCCCATGGCAGGGATGATGAGCGTGTTGGGATAACGCAGAGTTGCTGCGTACACAGCACGCATACCCACCATAATGTCGTTGACCGGGTTCGACGTTGAAGTCACGCCACCAGTGTAGTTATCCCACTGGCTAGCACCAGACAAAGCTGTCTTGTTTGCAGCAGCATACTGCGATGGGTCGCGAACGAGAGTTGACACCTTGCTCTCAAGGTCAAGCAAGATGGAGCGAGTCGCCAACGTAGTAGCATCCAGCTCAGGATTGAGTTGCATTGCACCACCGAACACGGGGTTTGCAAACCCACCCTGGGAAGTCAACTGCTGTCTTTCTTCGTCGTAGATAGGCACTTGCAAGGAACGCTCTCTTGTGTAGAACGTGTCCTCAGCCCACTTTGCACCGACGATCTCGTTTGCCACAGCACCCGGCTCGCGTGCAGACTCGAACACTAGCCATGCACTCCGGTCGAATACGCGATACCTTCCTGACTGTGTTAGCACTGGAGTTACGGGAAAGATGCGATCCCCGTAAAGTGCCTGATCCTTGAAACCCACCGAGAAATTGGTGAGGATCGGATCTTGGTATAGGGTACCAGGATCGTACATTTAGTGTCTCCTCACCTCCTTTCTACGGACTCAGGGCAGCACCAACAGCTAGACGACAAGTGATTCTGTCACCAGCGTTGGTTGATGGATGACCCACACAGATACCGATGACACGCGCCCCGGTGGTAGCTACGGTTGCTTGTCCAGATGTGTTGACGCAGACAGGCACACCAACAGCGATTGCACCAGCAGCTTCCAACTCGGTCTGACCCATGGTACGAACGAGAGCACCCTTACCACGTGCAAGCTCGGATGCACTTACTCCGAACTGAACTACTCCAGCGATCGTGTCTGTGATTGCTGTGACAGGAGTGACAGTCTCAGCAGCAGAGAACTTCACAGCACGGAACTTGGTCAGCGCACCGGCGGCACGATAACCTTTGTCGAGAACGAAGTTACCAGTTGCCATTTGCTATCACCTCCTTACCCTGGAAGGGCAACTGCGTAGGCTTCTGCAAGGTCAGGATGCTTCTTAGCAGCCAGTTCCATGCACTCAGGATACGACAGTTCGGGATTGTCGGTCTGAACTTTGCTTACCACTTCTGCGAACAACTTGCGGGCTTGCACGATACCACCAGAAGTCGTGGTATCCACCAGAGGCACGTCCTCAGTAGCATCGCTGCCAAGCTCACCGAACTCGACAATGCCACCATTGACGATAGTTCTGATGCAATCCTCGAAGTCCTCGATTGTTGCCGTATGCTCCGAGAACTTCTTGTGAACGTCCTGCACCTTCTGTAGGCTCATGGCACTCAAGCCCTTCTGAGTCTCCTTGAGTCCATAGCCCTCAGCCTTACGAACTCTTGAGACAGACTCGCTGAACGCCTTTGCATCGTTCTTGCGATTCTTCTCCATCAGAGCGTTGTGCTCTTGCCAGAATGCTGGATAGTCCTCAGCGAACTTCTTCTCCTGAGTCACAGCATCCACAGAACGCTTCAGCTCAGCCATCTCACCGAACTGAAGTCTTGCAGCTTCGATGATATCTCCGTCACCATTGATGCCGAAGATATTACGAAGCTCATACTCCTGCTCGATAGTCAGGTTACTCGTTCCTGTATTAGTGCCGTTATCGTCGCCCACTTTGCCTCCCTTCGTGGGGGTAGTGATTAGTGTGTGATGATGGTTGGGTGGATCTGTTACAGATGGAGGAACGACTTGATCCGATGGAGGATCGACTGCGATTGGTGGGGTGTCTCGTCTCCACCCTTCTTTGATTGCAGGGTCGTCGGAGCCATCTTCGTCGGTTCTTGGTTGTGGGGGGTTTCCGGTTCCTGGGGCGGAGTGCTCCCACTCTTTGGACTCATCCTTTACCTCATATCCATGTTCCGTCAGAAGTTTGACAACTTCGTTAGGCGGGACATTTGTGAACGTGCGGCCAATCAAACTAGCCACTTCAGTTAGAGCACCCAACTCACTTGCTGTCTTTCCTCCACCTGCGTTAGAGAGAAGTCTGCGTGCCCTTGATTGCAGACTAGACTTCATTGACTCACTCAGCCAACTACCAGCCTGAGGAATACGAGCAATAGCATTACGCAGATGGGGAAGATCAATCTTTCCTGAGCCATCTTTGTACGGGAAGTGTCTGAGACTACGCGGAGTCGTCTTACCATCGGCATCCTTCTTTCCACCCGGTTGAATGTACAGGAAGGAACCATCAGGAAGATCGTTCACTGACTTCGTTGACCAAACAGCGAACTCCTTCTGAGTCTCGTAGTCCAGCTCTGCCCACATTTCCTCAGAGAAGTTGATGGGCATGATGTTCTTGGCAATCGGGCGGTTTGTGAAGCCACCACCGATCACCACATCTGAGTGAGTCTGTCCGTTGTTGTCCATCCAATCGTCATCCCACTCCAGCGAGAAATACTTCCACTTCTTCTCTTTGAGTTCTCTTACTGCATCGTCAGTTAGCTCGATGCGTGCGAAGAGAGACTGGTTAGTTGGATCACTCAGGGATGGTCTTACTGCGAATTCCCTATACCAACCGGATGCCTGATTACCCTTGGCTCGATCCATTCCATGATCGAAGTCCGTAGCAACCTCTTGGCCCCTCACGTTGTTATTGAAGTTCGCTACGAACTTTGCGAGTTTGTCACGGGTAATCTCTACCGGCCCATACTGAGGCGTGTGGTAAATCCTCGCCGGTAGTGCTTCTATCCAGATTTCGTTGCCGCCGTCAAGTTGCGGCGTCTCGACTACTGAGGCTTCTAACATAGCTTATCCACTTCACCCCCTTCAAATAGAAGCCCGTTACCCACATCGTGTACTCTGTCCCACAGTTTTCAATCTTGTAAATGTCCTGCATCGTATTGACTTCCAGGACATAATACAGTCTCCCGTTCTTTATGAAATATCTGCGTTGTCTAGACTTCGCCCGCGCCAACGGCGTCTTGGGAATAACCCCAGCACAGGGTGTGTCCTCGACGTGTGGAATGTCATCAGCTTGTGCCTGAGGGTGGGACGCCAACGTTACCAGTCCTCGTGACCGTTGGAATATTGCCTTTCTGACCTTTTCCATTTCCTGTGGATTTACCTGGAGCGTTGAGGGAACCTGGGGTTCCAATTTGATTTGGTGTACTCGGCCCCGACGCACCCGCACCAGTGTAGATATCCTCCCTGATCTGCTCCCTTGTGGGCGGTTGCATGACTGGTGCGTTCGGATTCTTTCTAGGCATGTCAAACGTGTCTCTAATCCAATTCTCAGTCTCAATATCAGGAGATAGACCACCCTGAGAAAAGAGATTAGCGAGCGCAGCACCCAGCATCTGAAGATCACGAGTCTCACCAATGTTCCGTACTTTCAACTGTGGGTAGTTATTAGTGGGAAAGTTCCATACGACAAGCTCCGGGATCAGATACATGTTGAACATTTGAGCGATCCAATTAGCGAGGTACTTCATCGCCTTCATGAACATATCTGATCCCGTGCTTGCCGTATTGCGCCCCCCACCCCCTTGCAAACCCAGTACCATGAACTGAGCCAAGACGTTCAACATGGTCATGACGTTGTGGTGCTCCGCGGATTTGACCACATCTACTGGTCTACCTGATAGCTCTACGAAGTCCACTTCGATTGTGGGCGTCTGGATAATGAAGGCTTCTTCGTTGGTACGTAGGTTACGCAACATGGTTCTCAGGGCAGCCTTGTCCTCTAGCTTAGCACCGGGCAACACTTTACCTCTTGGTACACCGATGCCGTGTCTCTCTTTCTGCACGGCATCAATCTTGTAGAGGTGAGTCTTGTAGTACCAATGAGGATACGCAGTACGGAGAATTGATCTTCCCGTTAAGTCACCGCCCTTCTTGTTATACGGGAAGATAATGATCTTCTCGATAGGCAGCGTAACCTCGGCTGTACTGCCATCCCCCTTAATCGCGTTTTGCGTGACTTGTGTCGGCCCACCGTTATCATCGTAGGTAATCCCGCTGATGGTAGTCGCCGGGCGCACAGCCAACTTCTTGAGCATGGTGTACACGCGATTATTCGCACCCTTGGCATTGGGCGACCACTGGCGATTCTCGTACACCTTCTCAATCACTGAGAAGCCATCCTCACACATGTGGAGGATCTCTTCCAGTGTAGTCAGCAAGGGAGCCGTTAACCCCTTAGCAAGATTCTCCCAGATGAATTCACCGATCAACTGGTCTTGTGGGTCATCTGAGTAAGGCTCGACAAAGAACTCAGCAGCCAGGATAGGAGTCTTAAGGATACGCAAGGACGCATCGACACCTGCGTCATGCTGCATCCGTGCCCACATCTGAGAACGCTGGAACTGTGTGGTCAGTTCCGGTACAATGTCACGGATGAGAAGCGGCTGAGATGAGCCAAGCTCAGAGTCGAGAGAAGGACGAGGAATCTGAGCTAGCGCAGATTTACCAGCTTGAATAGAAGTCGTGGTTTTCAGGTTGCGTTGGATAGCTTGACCGCTACCCTGCACCTGGGGCTTCCTGGCTTTGCTCTTTCTACGTGGGATTAGTGGCATGAGATATTCGGGGGGTTTTTGTGATCTGCACTGAGTTGGGGGTGTTCACTGGTTGGCCCTAGAGACACCCCTAGCGACAGCAAGTCGCTTATGATTCGCAGGGCTAGCTAGTTCTCGACA